GTGCGTTCCGCCTACTTCCTGTGCAACTTCTTTTGTCTTATTGACAAGCTTTTCATGACCGATCGTGGGTGGATTTACCCTACCAAACGCTAAAACGGCGTGTTTTTCTTTTTCTTCTTTTATAAAATCTTTAAATTCCATTATCCCGCCTCTATAGCAAGTTATATTGTATTTATATAATAAAGTTCTTCACATAATCTGAACATATCCCATAAGAACCGAAGTTTTTAATGTCTAAATTACTCCAGTGTGACTCCGGTAAAACCATAACAGTGAAATCATTTACTGGCATTTTGCCAGGATAAGCCCAAACATAGCCCTGACTGGTCAAAGTGTAATCATCTGTATTATGCCAGAAATAATTTAAACCCAGCACATCAGAACACATTGTAAGTGCTCCATCATCCTTGCAGTGTATCCAAAGATCAAAAGAGTTATCTACTAGAAAACTTAGATCAATCTCATATTGGGCAACATCATGACCCAAGTAGAGTTTATTGTCATGTGATGTTCTCAGATCAATCTCTACTTGGTATTCTTGTTTGATAGCGTGTTTTATGTAATCTGGAGAGTTTTCATCTTTTGGATTTGGACCATCCAGATTGCCTCTATGAGCTATTAAAATCATTTGTTTATAATCACGCCAAGATTTTCGCCCCTACTATGAGGAACTACAATTTCAACTTTCTTGCCAATCTTATTCATTAAGTGGTCATGGACTTTGGTGCTGAAACTGTGCTCATATACATCATGGAACGCAAGAACATACTTATCAGCTAGAAGTGGTAAAAATATATCGATATCTTTAATTATCTGATCTTCAAAATGCCCCGCATCAATAAAGACAAAATCTAATGGCTCTGAGAAGTGTTTCCGAATATTTGCTTCGGTATCATCTGGACTCCAACCAATCTCAGGATACATAGTATCTTGCAAATTGAATTTTTCAATCAAATATTTAACTGATTTATATCCATCAGACTGCTCATAGACTGTCCGTTCAAAGTCTTTATAAGCACCAGGATTTTGACACTTCTCTTCAATGTATGCATCCATCGTTACAATCTTACCACCGGTTTGTTTGAAACCTAATGCAATTGCACAGCTACTAATACCGAATGCAGTAGCACACTCATATCCTCGTTGAAGATTGTGTTCAATTATTAGATTTTTTAGAAAATCAAATTCTTCTTGTTTGACTGAATATGGATATGGATGTTGCTTCATCTTGATGTGACCACCACCAGTATTCTCATACTGCACTGGTCCATCTTCAAATGTTAAAATTTCATCAAATTCACTCATTTATCCATTTCCTTGTATTCGCCTCGTGGTGTATGTTGTATAGTCTTCTGTATGTTAAATTCTGTCCATGGTAATTTCATATCAGTTATCCATTGCATAGAAAGAACATGAGGACATAATAAGTCAGTCTTCATATATAGATGCGTCAAAAAGCATGATGCTTTTGAAAATAGCATCATATTAAACATATTACCAACTTGAATCATATCACCGGTGCCTTGGGCTAAATGATTTCTGTGTGCTAGAGTATAGAACTCTTCTGGATTAAAATCGGGCAATTCCTCATGAAAGATTATGTCAGGCCGCATTCGAATAACTAGATCATAGAACACTCCAGTCTGTGAAACATAATTTTCCATCAATGCAATACCAGCTTGCATTTTATGGAACATCGATAGGATATTCTTTGGACGATGGGCAAAGTTGGGATACAATTTACCTCTATGCTCAAACAGTGGATTATAATCATCCCACTTCTCAATCACCAATCCTTTTGGATTATATGCTTCTAGAATCTCTTCAGCAATAATCTTTGGGGTTTCTTCAAAGTAACCCTTCTCATTTTGTTTATCACCTGGAATCCACCAACCTTCTTCATCCCAAGTGTGAATGAAGATATCTGGATTGTATCGATCTATCACCTTCTCTTTGAAGTTGGGTAATACATCACGCCAACACCTAAGATGTCCAGTTAATACTATAGCAACTTTCATTTATAATTTTCCAAAAAGTAATTCAAATCTTCAGGTGTACCTAGTCCCCACATCTTATCAATATTCTTTACACGAATCTTTTTACCATCACCAATCGCTTCATTGAATACTGGACAAACATAAAACTCATTGTTTGTTCTGATATTCTTCTCAATCATCTGTTCTGTATACTTAACATAATCAGAACCTTTCTTCCAGTAATAGATACCTACAGTAGCAATATTTGAAATAGGATTCTTCTCTGCAACTTCAGATACAAACCCATCATCACCCAACTTGGCAAATGACCACTTAGGATGTGTTGCTTCAAATGTAACAATACCACCATCTACTGTATCTGCAGTAAATGCATACAGACATTCATTTGAATTCCATTCTGCAAACTGATCTGAGTTTGCCATCAATAATGGTTGATCATTATCAATAAATTCTTTTGCAAGTAATGTAGTGCAAGCCGCACCTTCTGTAATACCATCTACTTGAACAATATCACAACCTGGTGCAATTAGATTCAATAACTGCTTTAGATTGTATTTCTCATAGTGGTCTTTTTGTACCAAGAAGATAAAGTGTGCATCAACATTTAAGTTTTCAACAACAACTTGAATCATTGGTTTGCCATTAACTTCAATTAATGGTTTAGGAAATGTGTATCCTGCTTGTGCAAATCTACTACCAGCACCTGCCATTGGTATTAATACATTCATCTTATTATCTCTCCATGGTATCTTTTTTCTCGTCACGCCATCAAGTATATCTTTTGCTTCGTCAATCTTTTCTTTGGTCAAATCTGTTGTATCTTTTACTGGTACTAGATGAGCACCAGAATTCAATGCACCTTCACGACCAATATGACTATCTTCAATGATTACTGTATTCTTAGGCAATACATCTAACTCAGTCATACATTTCCAATACATCTCAGGAAATGGTTTTGTTCTCTTTACATCTTCATTGCTGATATAGTAATCAACAAACTCTAACACACCAATACTTAGTAATGCAATTTTTACAGTTTCACGAATTGAATTACTAGCAACTGCAATCTTAATACCTTGTAACTTAAGTAACTGAAATGTATCAATTAGAAATTGATTCTTTGGAAACTGTTTGATAAGTGTAAAAGTAATCTCTTGTTTATCTTTCCATACTTTGTCATAGTGACTTGGACTCAAACCTTTATCATCTGTCAACATCTTAAGTTTCTTTGTAGTATTTAATCCATCATACTTACTTAAGTGTTCTTCACGACTGATTACGTATTGTTCACCAAATTGACTTAATGCAACATTCAGTGCTTCATAGTGTAATTCACGACTATCAATCAATACACCATCAAGATCAAAAATAATTAACTTATTGTGCATCACGGTGTACCTTATTGTGACGAACAATACTCTTACCATTACATACCCATTTGCATTGTGTTCTCATGCGTAATGACCATTCTACATCTTCTGCTTGATGATGAACTAATTCTTCATTGAAAGGTATTTTAGTTGCTAAATCTTTCTTAACAATCATAAACCCACCAGATTGATACATGCACAATGTCTGTGACCATTCATCATATGGTAATGATGCATATTGTGGAAAGAATGGTGAATCCCAAATTACCCAATCAGTGAAATGTCTTTTACCATTAATCAATAACTGTTGGCACGATGCAACATCCCAATCATTACCAAACTCAAGAAAGTTTGTATACCAATCTTTATCAAATACATAATAGTCATGCATCAATACTACATTCTCATACTTTGCAGATTGAACTAATGTATTTTTCTTTCGTGTGATCCAACCTTCTTTTTCAGATTCATCAAAGTAAATGTATTTTACAGTATCAGTATCTTCATGTTTGGTTGGTCCAATACATAAAATTTCATAGTTAGGTATGTTTAGTGCTTTAATAGATTCAATAACTTCAGTCAACTGGTCCATATTTTTATAGGTAGTTGTTATTCCAAATGTAAAATTCATACAAGCCTCATTATATCGTCAACAGTGTTTTTAATTAAATGGTTTAGTGTTACAAACTCTTGTGCATCATCTATCTGTTTCTTTCTGACACCTTTAAACTTCTGCATATAATCTACCAACTCATCATCATTGGTATAAGTAAATCCAAATTCTTTTAATACTTTTGCACCCGCAATCTCTCTTGATGCCCATGGTGTTCTATTCAACATAGATTCTAATAACACAAGACCAAATCCTTCTTTGTGTGAGTGCATAATATATAGATCGGCTTCACTGAGTGCAGATAATACTTCATTTCTATCTTCAATCATTAATGCCTTAACATTATCAGTATCATTAGGTTTGATTTGATGTCTATTATCATATCCTGTTAATACTAATGTTACATCTTTTCTATCTACTTTACCAAATGCTTCTACTAACTCATTCATTGCTTTGTTGGGCCAGTATCCGCCACATGATAGAAACATATACTTAGTAGTGATTCCATACTTCTCACGAAAACCTTTTTGTCCTACTGATACTTTATCATCTATACCATGTCTAATCTGAACTGATTTTCTCATTACAGATTTACGTTTAACATATTCCCAATCTTCTTGTGTTGAACAACCAAGATACTTAACATTCTGAATTGCTCTTTGATATACATTACTTTCAGATGGAACAATAATCATAAACAAAATTGGTGATGGTATCTTATTACAATTATTCAATACAAAATCTTGTAATCCAACATCACCACCATGAACAACAATTAAGTCCCACTTCTCTAATAGTATAGATGCTTCATTAGATACACGAACACCATTTAAATCACCTTGATGTTCACCTGCAAATACTGCAACTTCATGTCCACGACTTAATGTTTCATCTGCCATATCACGAACATAGTTTTCAGAACCACCAGGGTATGGTGCATATCTGTGAACAACATATAAAATCTTACTCATACTGTGCCTCTATCTCTCTACGCCATTCTGTTCTATCATATTGATGAACAATACAGAATTCTTTACCTGTGCTAGTTAAAACTTTACCGTTCTCAAATTTAGGACTTGGTTCTAATAGTTTAGGTCTAAATTCATCAATCTTTGATGGGTCTGCAGTAGTACCTAATTGACATGCCCATCCATCTTCAGATTTCATATAACGACTATATGAATTATCTTTGTATGGTAATTGTGATATCATAAAATTGAATGTTGATTGGTCACAAATAGGAATAGGGCGATTGATTGCGGCAGTAAAGATATTGATTGCAAGTGATTTCATTGCTTCATGTCTACCACCCAATACACCTACATTATAGATTTCATTATCTCTAAACTTCTCATGGATATATGGACCATAAGTTTCTAGTAGATTGTTATCACCCCAAGGTTCATCTTTATATAAAATACTTTCAGATGCAAACAATAGATGTTGGCGTTGACCTAATTGTTGATCTAAGAACTTTGATGGATTGGTTTGAAATATAACATCTTTTACATCGGTAGTAATTACATACCGATATTCATGTGTAGATAGATGTTCGTAGATGTGTAAGAATCGTTCTACATGAACAGGTAATTTTGATTGGTAAACTAGATTACCATCTTTATCTTGATTGAATCCTATGATGTTTACACCACAACTTGCAACTTGATATGCGGTTTTTGAATCACAATTCATTAAGATAAGGGCAATATCGCCTTCAAATCCTGATCGTCTAATTGAAAGAACCCAATATTTAATTGTGTCCCACTTGTAATTGGTACTGCATCCTATAATCAAATCTTTCATTATAAACTCCCTCAATATTATATAGTTTTACTTATCCTCTTGTTAGAGTAAGTATTTTTTGTATTTGTGTTTCTAGTATTGCTTTGCGATTAGGCCATTTAATAATTGGTTGATCTGCAGTCTTTAACAATTTAGTTAAGAATGGCAATACTAACTTCTCTACTTCTGCTAATCTTTCTTTATACTCTTCAACTGTATCATCTTTTTCAGCAATTATAGCATTATATTCTTCTTCATCTGTTGCAGTGAATCCAAAATCGTCATCACCATATTCCTGCATAATTTTATTTATATCATATTTGACTGTCATTACTTACTCCAATTCTTTGCGGCAGTAAAGTTGTCATGTGAGAATTCTAATCTATCAATTAGTTTAACTGCACCACCTTTAAGTTTATCTACTGCAACAAAACCTTCAGGATTGGATATCTTGAATCCATCATCGGTACGAATAAATGTACCTGCAACTTGTTTAATCTCTCTTAACTTACGAACAATCATATTCTTTGCATCAACTAGTTTGTTCTGTAAATCAAATATTAATTTTAATTGTGCAGTATTGGAACGATAGAATCTAAGCACTTCATTCTTTTCTGCAATCTTTCTTGTTTTGGTTTTCTCCATCTTTGCGGCAAGAATTTCTTTATTGTGTCTATCTTCTACCCATTTAATTAAATCTCTAGTATGTTGTGTTGTGTTCTTTATTTCTTGACCTTCACGAACTTTAGTATTATTAAATGTTTTGATTTGCATTAAGAATGTTTCACTGGTAGATATTCTATTCAGTGTCAATGAATTAATTTGACTGAGTATTCTTTGTGCTTCAGATATATGTCCTGCTAATTCTAATGATTCTTGTTTAGTAAATGTTGCAGTACCAGAAGCATCAATGAAAGATGCATCACGATACCAAACATCTTTAGATGCCTTTAAGTTACCAATATCAATATTGAAAGATGATTTCATATCTGCTAGTGTATCACCACCAGAATATGCAGTATGAAATACAATACCCATTTGTGATGCAAGAATTGTTTTTGCTAATTTAGAATCTTCAGGTATTGCATAGACTAAAGTATTAGGTTGAAATGTAATATACTTTTCACCATTGATAGTTTCTTTTTTGATATC